TTTAATCCTGTTTATTTCTTAACCGGTTTTCCCGGCCAAGTATCAACTCATTCGGAATTACTGTCTCATATTTTTGCGTTTCTTGTTCTGTATCGTTTTCAAGGTTCAGCGCCTTCCCGGCGGTGTCCCGCGCGAGTCAGCTTGTGTATCTTATCATCATCCCAAAGAAAAGTCAACAGTCTTTTTCAACTTTTTTGCGATTTTTCTTATGTTTTTGAGATTGTCGAACGTTCTTCCCAAAAGGATTTGCCAGCGTTTCGCTTTTGGCCAGCATTTTCCGTTGGTCATTCCCCAAAATCGTTCGGAGATTTTGGGGCGCTTTCTTCTCCTGCCGAAATTCAAGGATTGACATTTTTTCTCCTATATTATATAATAAAAACAAGTGTTCGCGTACAAATGTTCTTCATTCGCTGCGTGGACAGATCATTTTCCAATGGAGGAGGAGTTGCAATGAACAAGAAGGAATTGCTGGAGGCCTACCGCGAGCGGGTGATTGAACTGGATGAGCTGCGGCGTCAGCTGGCCCGGGTGGGTACGGACGGCCGGCCAAGCGGCGTCCAGACCGCGCAGTACGACCGGATCAGCCGGGGTACCAACGACGTCAACGCAGCGGCAGCCCATCTGGCGGACGGCCTGGAGGCTCTGGCCCTGCGCAAGGAGGAGGAGCTGATGCTGCTGGCCGGGCCCATTGAGGCGATGCTGGGACAGATCGACGATTTCCGCACATATACGGTGGTACGGCGCTATTACATGATGGCGGAGACCGACGAGCAGGTAGCCTGCGAGCTGTGCATCACACGGCAGCGGGCCAACCAGATGCGCCGCGATTTCCTGCGGGCAGCTTAAGCTTCATTATATAGCGCGCCGGATTTGCGCGCATTTGCGTCCGCTTGCGCGTATTTGCGAACATTCGCTCTCATTTGCTTGCGTTTTCCTTCAACCTGTGTTATTATGCTATCGTGGTCAAATAGAAACAGGCGTTCCCCTTGGCGATGGGAGCGTCTTTTCTGTACCGCGAAGTTGACAGGTGGAAAGGAGGGACGCGCCCAATGCACCATACCGATATGCCTGACCCGGACATCGCCACGCCGGAGGAGGTCCTGGCGACCTTCACCGAGCTGATGCGCGGGGAGAAATCCGCCGAACGGCTCAAAGCGGCAGAGCAGCTGGCCAAGTATCACAGCCTGTTCGTCCAAAAGGACGGGGAAAACGAGATTGACATGACCGCTGCTGCAGCTGCTGTGGAGGAGGCTGTGTCGGAGCTCCTGGCCGAAAGGGCGAGCCATGCGTAAGGCGGCGATTGAGCTGCTGATGCGGCATCCGGCCAAAGCTGCGCGGCTGTGCGGGCTCACCCGGCTGACGGACGAGCTCCACGGGGCCTGGCTGGAGGAAATGATCTGCGGAACAGAGGATTTCACCCTCCTGGCTCACCGCGGCAGCTGCAAGACCACCTGCCTGGCCTTCGCCATGGCGGCAATGCTGCTGGTCTATCCCCAGCGGAACATCCTCTTCATGCGCAACGCCGCCTACCGCCTGGCCCTGGATGCGGAGCAGTACATCCTCTCCGTCATCAAGGAGGACGCAGGTACGAAGCAGACCATCACCGGCTCCCTGTCCGACCCTGACGGCGTGTACTTCATGATCCTGCAGTTTAAGCTGCTGCTGGATCAGAACAACGTCCCGCGCCTGAACCGCAAGCTGATCGTGCCTCCCTTCGTGGAAACCACTCTGCTGATGGACCCTCGCTTCGTCACCGGCTCCGCCGAGGCCGCTGACCGCCTGGAGAACGGCGCCGTGGCCCGCGCCTGCGGCTTCGACATCTACATCAGCCCCGACCTGACCGATGAAATCATCGGCATGACCTCCGACGCGGTCACCTTTGCCAACCAGATCACCAAGGTGGATGCTTACCGCCCCGAAAAGGGCTTCTGCGACGGTGTGAAGGGCCTGTGCCTCTCCGGCGCGAAGGTCATCATCCCCGAAGCTGTGATGTACTTCAAGATCACCCAGGAATGATACTCCGGCTGCATGCGTACCAACCCGGGCGCATGCAGCCCTTTTTTGTCAATCCGCAGCAGGAAAGGAGATCAATCATGACCGTTAAGGTATCCGATGTGATGCGCCATGTGCGCAATCATTTCATTCACTCCGCCGTCACCGGGGAATGGTCCCATCAGGGCGGTGTACTGAACCCTGCCCAGGGGCTGCAGCCGGGGATGTGGATCGCTGTCACGGGCGAGGAAGCACCCTGCGGGGTATATCAGCTGGATGAGCAGGGCGGCATCCCGGAGCTGGGCAACGTGACTTTCCAGGGCACGGTGTACCATTTGATGCCCCCGGCGGACTTCCTCCGCCTGTGCGGGGATATTGCCGTCTGGGCACAGGCGAATCCCGATCCCTCCGTCACGGACGAAAAGCTGGGCGCCTACAGCGTCAGCCGCCGCAGCGTCACCTGGCAGGAGGCCTTCGCGCCCGCGCTGGCCCCCTATATGCGCATGTTCGGGGAGGTGAAGGTATGATCGAACGCTGGTTCGAGGCCTTCACCCTGCTGGAAAAGCTCTCCACCCCCGACGGCCTGGGCGGCGAAACCGGCGGTTTCCGCCCCGGAACGCCCTTTCGCGCCGTGCTGACCATGGTACCCGGAAAGGAATTCCCCATGGGCGGTCAGCCGGTGCTGACGGAGAATCCGGTGCTGCTTCATGACTTCGACGTGACCCTCCAGCCGGGAGACCTGGTGCGCAGGGAGCAGAGCGGCGCCGTCTATCGGGTAACGGGCTGCAGCGACATGATGCGCTCCCCGGCCTGGTCGGGGCTGAACTTCGCCCAGGCTCCGGTGGAAAGGGTGGTGCTGCCGTGATGTACGCTGTCGTTCAAGCATTGATCGAGTACCTGGCGGACTTCGGGCTGCCGGTGCATCTGGCCGACACGGTGCCCCAGGGCCTGGCCTTCCCTTACCTGACGGCGGCGGTTTCCATGCCCTGCGTACCCGGCAGCAAGGGCTGCATCACCATGACGCTGTGGTGCGCCGGCGGCATCGCCAACACCAGCCGCCTGATGCTGCACGATACCCTCATGCAGTATTTCCCCCATCGTGGGCTGCCCCTGGAAACGCAAGGCGGTCTTGCCGTCATTCGGCCCGGCATGACTGAGTGCGTGCAGCAGGGCGCGGCCCTCGGCGTCCGGACCACGCTGGACGTGCGCTTCTTCCCCCATGAGCAAGGAGGCTGAACACCATGACAACCCTGTTTGACTGTGCGCTGGGTGGCATTACGCTGTCCAGCCTGGACAAGAGCATCTGCGTGACGGACGTGCGGGAGGAGGCGCCGGTATACCGCGAGGCCCTGACCCCGGCCTGGCTGGAGGGTCAGCGGCTGCTCAGCCGCACCCGGGAGAGCCTGTCGGTGACGGTGCGCTTCGCCATCCATGAGGACGGCCCAGCCCGGCGCAGCGAGGTGCTCCGCGCGGTGTACGCCTGGGCCGAAAATGGCGGCGCACTGACCATCTCCAGCCGCCCCGGACAGCGGCTGCAGGTCATCTGCACGGCCCTTCCCGACCTTTCCTGCGAGGACTGGCTGGAGGAGCTGACCCTGCGCTTCACCACCTCCCACACCCCCTGGTGGGAGACCTCCGCCGTCGCCCGGGCCGCCGGCAACAGCATCATGACCCTCGACGTGCCCGGCAATGCGCCCTCCCCTGCTCCGGTGGAGGTGATGGTGATCAACGAGGGCGCGGACACCATCCACCGCCTGAAGCTCCACTGCGGACTGACGGAGATGGTGTTCGATGACATCGACTTGCCGGCGGGGAGCTACTTCTCCCTGCTGTATCGGGATGGCATCATGATCGCCTGGATTGACGGCGAGAGCGTGCTTTCCCGCCGCACGCCCCAGTCCGCCGACCGGCTGCTGGCGCCCTGCGGCCAGACCTCTACCGTTTACGCGGACGGCGAGGAGCTGCTGCACGCGACCTTCTCGGCAAGGGGGCGCTGCGTATGACGGAGCTCCGCATGCCCCGGCTGCTGGACAGGCACCTGAACGAAATTGACCGCCTGACGCCCCTGGCGCTCTCCCTGGACATGCAGCTGCACGGGCTAAGCACGGCGGTGATGCAGCTTGCGCCGGATGCGCCCGCCGTATCCGTGATGGACATGGCAGAGCTGTACGACGAAAACGGCAGCATCGGCGTTTTCCGCGTGACGAAGGTGGACGAGGAGGTCAGCGGTGTGTGCAGGGTATCGCTGACCCACGGCCTGTGCACCCTGCGGGACGGCATGATGCCCGCCCAGACCTTCATGAAGCCGGTGCGTCAGGCACTGCAGGCCGTGCTGGACTGCCAGCCTGTGCCCCGCTGGGCTCTGGGCCGGGTGGACGTACCCGAGGACATGACCCTCATTTTCTCCACCGGCTACGCCGACGGCCTCACCGCCCTCACCGCCATGCTGGACATGCTCCCGGAGGGCTATGCGCCGGACTTTGACCAGTCCGTCACGCCCTGGCTGCTGCACATCCGCCGCCTGCCGGACGTCCCCGACTGCGAGTGCCGCCTCAGCCGCAACCTCCGCAGCCTGCACATTGACCGGGACGCCCGCCGCTTCTGCACGAGGGTATACCCCTTCGGCGCGGAAACGGAGGGAACGCGCGTGAGCCTCCTGCCCATCCAGGGCCTGGACTACGCCGAATCTGAGCTGGCAGCGGGCTACGGCGTGGTGAGCCGCACCTGGCACAGCGACCGCATCTTCGACACCGCGACCCTCTACGACGTGGCCTGCCTGTACCTGGACCGCCACGGTGCGCCGGAAACCACCGTCACCGTGGACGCATACGACCTGTCCCAGTCCACGGCGGATGATTTCGACCGCTTCCGCCTGGGCAAACTCTGCCGGTTGGCCCTGCCGGATATGAACCTCTACCTCAGCGCCCGCATTTCCGCCATCGCCCGGGAGGACGTCTACGGCGAGCCGGGCCGCGCGGTGCTGACGTTGACCAACCATCAGCGCCGCAGCCGCGAAAGCGACGAGATCGACGAGCTGATCCGCCAGGTGACGGCGGGCAAGCTTCTGGGCGGCACGGTGGCGGATATCGTCAGCGAGAACCGCGCCGAGGGCTCCTATCAGTCTCCCGTGGTGCATTACTTCACCGTGGAGGACTGGCCCGACCTGCTGGACGTGCGCGTCCACTTCACCCCGGATGCCGGCGTGCGGGTGGCGGAGGTCCGCATCGACGGCAGCTATCCCCCCGTCAGCGAATGGCAGGGCGGCTCTTTCTCCGCCATGCCCTATCTCTCCCGCGACGCCCTGGGCCGGGTCGCCAGGGGACAGCATCAATTGGTGATGCACCCTTACACCGCGTCCGGCACGGGGGCCGTCTCCTCCACCGTGACCATGACCGTGATTCAGAAGAAATGAGGAAGAGCACATGATTCAAGTTGAAAAGCTGATTGCAGACTTCGAGGACTGCCTCGGCTGGCCCTACGCGACGCCCGGCTCCAACGACGAGCGGGGCATTGACTGCTCGGGCATGTTCGTCCGGGCGTACCGGCTGCAGGGCAAGCGCATTTACCACGGCAGCAACACCATCTGGCGCAAGCACTTGAAGGAGAAAGGGCGGATTTCCTCCGCCGCTGACCTCCTGCCCGGCATGGCGGTCTTCAAGTGGAAGCCGGAGACCCCGTCTAAATTCCGCGATGACGAGGGCGATTTCTGCCACATCGGCCTGGTGACCAGCGTCAGTCCCCTGCGCATCGTGCATGCCTCCACCGAGGGCATGAAGGTCAAGGCGGACAGCCGGATCGGCAAGTGGAAATACTGGGGCGTGCTGGCGGAGACGGATTTGTCCGCCAAGGCTGAACCGGAACCGCCTGCCCAGACCGACCTGCCGGTGGACGCGCTGCTGCGCCGGGGCGACCGTGGCAATGATGTGAAGGCCCTGCAAAGGGCGCTGCGGGCCATCGGCTATGACCTGGAGATCGACGGCATTTTCGGGCGCATCACGATGGAGTGCGTCAAGTCCTTCCAGGGGGCGAACGGCCTTGGTCGGGACGGCGTCGTCGGGCCGCTGACCTGGGGGAAGCTGCAGGAGGTGGGCGCCTGATGTCGGAGGCTGTATTGGTGGCGGTGATTTCCGGCATCTGCACACTGCTGGGCAGCTGCGGGGGCGTGATGGCGTCCTCCCGGCTGACGCAGTATCGGCTGTCCCAGCTGGAAAAGCAGGTTAACCGGCACAATCAGGTGGTGGAGCGCACCTTCCGCCTGGAGGGCCGCATGGACGAGGCGGAGCACGACATCCGCGATCTGAAGGCGAGGTGATTCAATGAAGATCAATTGGAAGGTACGCATTCGCAACAAGACCTGGCTGGCGTCGGTGCTGGCGCTGATCGTCAGCTTTGTGTACGACCTGCTGGCGATGCTGGACGTGGTGCCGCCCCTGAATGAGGACTGGCTGATGAGCCTGATCCAGACCCTGCTGACCCTCCTGACCGCCCTGGGCGTGGTGATTGACCCCACCACCGACGGCGCGGCGGACTCGGACAGGGCGATGACCTACTGATACCCTTGCAGAATGGTGCGAATTGAAGTAGAATAGGAGGTGAGCACACTGTCCTTTCAGCAGAAAGTCAGTGATATCGTCACAGACATCGGAAAAAAACTCGGTATCTATGTTCCAGTCACAACCCGTAGTGTGAACTGGAAACAGTGGGTTGCCGTGTAAGACCACAAAACCTGCTATGAATGCCAAAGATTGCATGGAAAGGTTTTCTCTATCCAGCAACGTCCATATCCACGCCCACCTATTCACGAAGATGGACGTTGCGGATTTGCTGCATTGCCTGCCGTAGATGCAGGCAATGCTACTTACGAAGGAACCAATGGAGCAGACTGGTGGATCATGCACTACAAGATTCTGCCGCCGTATTATCTGTCTAACGATGAATATATATATCTTGGATGGAAACCCGGCAAAGCACCAGCTCACTATGCCCCCGGAAAAATGATGACCTGCGGCATATATCTCACCAGCAACGGTCACCTTCCTTCTGCCACAGGCAGAGTATGGTATGAGGCAGATATCAACTACGAAGTAAAGTGAGGTATCCGTATGAATGAAGAAAAAGTCTTTCACCTCGACCTGAACGGCTGTAAAACCTGGCAGACGCTGCACCAGCGTGTCAAGGATACCTTTGATTTCCCTGACTATTACGGGCAGAACTGGGATGCATTCTATGACTTGATGCGCACCGAGGTGGACATTGACAAGCTTGTCGTTTCAGGCGTGTACACCATGCCCGCCGAACTGCAGGAGGATCTCCAAACCATGTATATGGTGCTTGACCACCTGAAGACATTCTATCTCAGCGTATTCCGCAAAGTATTCACCTACGAGGTGCTGAACTGACCCTGCTGACCGCCCTGGGCGTGGTGATTGACCCCACCACCGACGGCGCGGCGGACTCGGACAAGGCGATGACCTACTGACGACCTGCCCTCCCTTTCCCGGGGAGGGCGCATTTTTTGTGGAAATTTTTCCTGCGGGGGCGAATATTTCCGCCGCCTGATTCGTCTTATAAGTGAACCGGTTCAAAAAAACCATCGAACGGCTGAGAAAGGAGGAGGACGGCATGATCGCTGTGACGGGCAGATGCATCGCATCGGACGGCGCGGAGGATCGCGCGCAGGCGCTGACCCGAATGGTCGCGGAATACCAGGGCGCGCTGCTGCGGATGTGCTATCTGTACCTGCAGGACGCGGCCGCCGCCCAGGATGCGGTGCAGGAGACCTTCCTCAAGGCATACAAGGGCTACGCGTCCTTCCACGGGAAAAGCACCGAGCGCACCTGGCTGACATCCATTGCCATCAACGTCTGCCGGGACATGAACCGCAGCGCGTGGCTGCGGCATATCGACCGTCGCATCACCCCGGAGGACATCCCTCTGCCCGCGCCTGAGGACGAGGACGCACTGGCCCTGGCCGAAGCCATCCGCCGTCTGCCAAATCGGCACCGGGACGTCATCCTCCTGTACTATTATCAGGACATGACCATCAAGGAGGTTGCGGAGGCCCTGCATGCGGCGCCGTCCACCATCCTCAAACGACTCAATCAGGCCAAGGACAAGCTGAAGACCCTGCTGGTGGAGGACGATTTCTTCCCGGCGGCACGAAAGGAGGGCCTCCGATGAAGGACGAGATGATCCGGCAGAAGATCCACCGGGCGGTGGACGTGCACGGCGCATCCCTGCGGGAGAACCCCTACCTGGTCCAGCGCATCCTGGCCTCCTCCGACAGAAAGGAAGCACCCCGCATGAAGAAACTTTCCACCGGCGCGATCATCGCCATCGTGCTGATGCTGCTGTCCGTGACCGCCCTGGCTGTGGGGCTGACGGCTGAAGAACTGTGGCGGCAGTCCCAAAGGAAGATGAACACCACCGGCTACGTCAACATGATCTCGGACGATGCTCAGGCTGAGATCACACTGGATGAGGCCCTCGCCATTGCCCGCAAGGCCATTCAGGACAAGTATGCCACCCCCGATGCAGAGCTGGATGCGATGGGCGTGTATCCCACCTATCTGGCAAGGGGCTGGGATGGCAAAACGGATGAATACCCCTCGGAGTGGGATATTCACTACAGTTCCCGTACAAACGTGGATCTGGATCTTGACACCCTCGACTACGGCCCCACCGGCGAATATCGCGTGTACATCAACGCCGAAACCAAGGAGGTCACCTACTGCAACTGGTACTGCAGCGACTTCTGGCCCTTCGCGCAGCGGCTGTGGGACGCCGGAAAGTACGATATCGTGTACAATTATTACCAGAAGCCGGACTTCTACACCCTGCCGGCAGAGGTACAGGCCTATTGGACGGAATTGCTGTCCGGAAAGGGGTACGAGGTCATCCGCGCGGAGGACAAGTATTTCCGTCTGCTGCGGAGCTTGACCCTGAGCGATCTTGAATTCGGCCCTCTGACCAACATCGTCCCCAATGACGACCCCCAGGTGGCTGCGGCCTGGCAGGCGCTGGAAGACCGCTGGGGCTACGACACCACCCTGATGCAGAAATACGCCTATGTGGCCTCCAAACCAGGGCTGGAAACCGGCACCGAGGACGTGTGCCTCTTCTATTCCTACGAGCTGGAATTCTCCATGCTCGATGCAGGCGCTATCCCCCATGGCTGCAATTTGCTCTTCTCCCATGTGAACGATCTGGGCAAGTTCATGGTGTCCTTTACCCCCGGCACAACGGAGGTGGTTTCAGCAGTTCGCATCTTGCCCAGCGAGCAAGCTCGCAAAACGCCGCAGACTGAAGGCGACCGCTATCAGCGGGAGGACTGGTATCCCGAAGACCTGATTGCCTTCGACGCGGACTACCAGATCCTCGAACGGGGCGTAAAGCGCATGCAGGCCGCTGGATTGGAAAACAATGACATCTTCGTCAACGTCCAGGCCTATGTGAATCCCCTGACCCACTATGTGCCCGATCCCTTCTTCGACAACCCGAACATCCCTGCCCCTGAGGACGTAGCCGAATGGTACGCCGAAAGCAGCGAATGGGATGCACTCATCGTTGAGCCAGATATGACCTATCAGGAATGTGCGGCGAAATACGGGGCGGACCGTCGCTTCTGGCCCCTGGAGGTACAATATGAAATCCTCCGGGATACCAATCGCCAGATCACCCTCCCCCAGGAGGGCGAGATGTCCTACGAGGAAGCGCTCGCATACGCCATCGACGCCGTCATCAAGCAGGAAGGCCAGGAGGCCATCGACAAGCTGGGCAATTATGTGGTGGGCTGCAATTACACCCGCTATATCGGCGCGCACTACAACGAGAACACCATGTGGGAGTTCTACATCGCGGACAAGCAGGACTGGACCATGGGCTGGCGCGTCCTGTTTGTGGACAAGAACTGGCAGGACTTCGGTGAACGCCATGTGGAAGTGAACGACATCTTTGACCAAGGCGTTGGCTAAAATTCAACGGGGGCGATGCCCCTGCCCCTCTGCATACGCGGAGGGGCTTTTCTTGCGTTGCAGGGACAATCATGCTATAATGGTCAAAATCCCGAAAGGAGCGTGCGCCATGTCCACCCTCGTTCTGGCTGACATCCACGGCAA